ATGACTAATAAAAGCAATAATAAAAAACAAAAACAAGAGAGGCGAAAAGCAAGCCATAACTCAAAAGCCATAAATGCAGCTTTATTGATTAAGGGTTTTGGTGCCCCAGTCAATACGCTCATCAAATGGGGGTCTATAGTTATAATAGTATATATTGCAGTAGAACCTCTTTCTAAAGCGCTATTAGGATTTGCGGAGCCACTTGCAATGGTGATCTCGTCATTTTCAGGTAAAGCCACATCTTTTAATGCGGAGATTAAATATAACGCAGGGTCAAAATGGAATGTTTACCTAGCTTTAGTTACAATATTCGCAATTCTTGTGGCTATAGGGTCTATTATTTTTTCGTATCGTGAAAGACATTTACGTAAAGATACTGTCCAAAAACTACACTATCGCATCGAGTTGCTCGAGCGACAGCTAGATCCGAGTAGATCAACTAGCGGATTAACAGCACGTGGGGACACGCACCCGGAGGATTTATGATAGAAAGTGACATAACGTTTATACTGTTCATGATTGTTGTATTTTTAGCTTGGTGGCTGTTCTTTGTTGCTCAGCAAAATTACTGGCTGGATTACACCCGCCAGAGACTATTTACAATCAGAGATGAATTTTTTGATGCGGCATTGCGAAAAGATATTTCGTTTCAAAACCCGTCTTATTGCACGGTAAGAACCACATTAAATGGGATGATACAATTTACTCATGAGGTAAATCTGATGCAAATATTTGTCATGATTTACGCACATAAATTTATATACAAGGGTAGGCGATCATCTGATTATCAGCAGAATTTTATGGCCGCGTTTAATGAACTTTCAATGGACAATAAAAAACTTGTGCTTCGTACATTGAAGCGCGCACATCATGCCATGTTAAGACACATCATAAGCACATCACCATTGCTATGGTGTATATTGAAGCCACTAAGTATTGTATTTGCAATATTTCATTTGACAAAGAGAACGCAGGAGAAAGTTCTAAGTCGGACTTTTTCTATGGATTTAAGTAAGCTTAAGTTTTGGATCCGAAATTCAAGGAAGGACAAATTGAGATCTCTTGTCTGGCCTGTAATTGATGCGGAAGCAAACTATATTGGTAAAGAAATTAACATGAAGGGCTGTCCTGTTGGTTAACTGCCAAATCGTTGGCAAATCCAATAGCGATAGTAAATGCATATGGAAAATGTGGCTTCTGATGCAGGTGAGTATTGTTCATTTTTTCAAATCTGTCACATCCAAACCCGCGATACATTTTTTCCACTCGACGTGGTCCCGGTCATACCGGGCTTGCATCCTGTCATCTTCGTGCCCCATTAAATCCTGGGTTTCCAGGCCCTGGGCTTTGTAGAGTTGTTTGCCAAAGCTGCGTAATTCGTGCAGCGTGGGGTGGCTGTTGCCCCACAATCCTGTTTTGCGCACTGCCTGGGTAAATGCCCTGGTTAGATAATCCGGCGCTACGGCGGTCCAGTGTGAGTTTGAGCGCTGACGCTTGATTGGTTTGCGGTGGATAACGTAAGGGGAGGGCACAGCGGTGCGCCGGGACCGCTCAATGACGGCCAACAAGCTTGGGCCAACTTGTATTTCCAGGTGGTCCATGGATTTTGTGCGTACAACCCTTATTTTTCCTTGCTGCAACATATCGTGGGTTACCTCGACAGCAACTTGCCTGGGCTGCAGCGAGATAAGGCAAAAGTCCATTGCTATCTGTAGCCACTCGTCGGCCTGATTATAGATCGCCTGGTATTGGGCCCATGTTTGTATCCTGGGACGTTGGCGGCGTGGCTCCGCTTTCTTGAGCGTGGCGGCGGCATTGTTTTGTCCTACGGGGCAATAACCCTGGCTTATGGCCCAATCGTAGACCTTGCACAATTGCGCACGGTGCTTGATGTAGGCATGCTCGGTGAGGGTTTTTAGGTAATCATTGACCTGGCCCACGGTCAGCGGAAACGGTTTATTGCCAAATTGACGTTTCATCTTGTCAAAATTGGTTTTGTAATTTTCAATGGTGCTTGGTGACCGGTTTAATGTTGGTAAATACTGGCTGTAGAATTCGCCTAGCACAGATTCAGTTGATCTGCTTTTCAACCGGCCAAGTTTTTCAGCCAATGCATCAGCAATAGGCGTCCTGAATTTATCTTGCAGGATCGCAGCCGTTGCCTTGGCTTCTTGACGCGTAATATATTGCTCACTCTGTTCGTTTGAATTGCCAATAATCACGCTGACAGATTTTAATTCTCCAGTCACCCATGCCCGCTTATTGCGATAGCGGTAATAAATAATGCCGTTGCGCTCTTCAAGGTACAAATTTAGACCCGCAAGGTCTTGGTTCTTCTTGTTGCGTTTTCTTGGCGTCATGTTTTTTAAACTTAATCTAATTGAAAAAATAATTCTTTTATTTTGCGTGCGGCATAAATCACTGTTATGTTCTAGGCCATTTAACTTCTTCACGTTCATAGCCGCAATCGTCACACTTACCGGCACGACAAATATCGTTGACTAATCCGCCCTCATACTTCATACGCCAATGAACACCAAACCTGCATTGAAAATGTTTTCTTAAAAAACATAGCAAATCATTCAACATCGCTCATTCCTCGCTTGGACGCTCCTAAAGTCGCTCCAGCTTGTTCAAATATTAGATTGAAATTCATTGTCACAAAGTGCGTCCAATATTCCCCGCCTTCTTCTTCAAAATCAGAACTGTACGGTGTGCTACAAAGAACCTCTGGTGGCTCTTCAAAGTTATTGAAATGAAAAAATATGCAATTTCCAAGGTCTTCATTCCAATCATTAGTTTCATGCAATACGTGGCTCATAATTCACAATCTCTGTTAAAGTCTGGCGTTGGCGTGCCGCTGACGCTGTTTGCAGCGCTCAGAAGCCCTTCATGTTTTATCCCAGCTATAGTGCCGGTATAAGCCGCTGTTATAAGGCTTGTCCTTCCTCTGTTAGCCAGCCCGCCATTACGCTAACACCGTACTGGTACTATCCTTTGTCAGCCCATTTTTCCAAAATGTATGCAGCCCGTTTTTCATTCATTTCTAAGTCTGCAACCAATTGCCGAACATAGGGCTGGCTGGTATCTTCCTTTGTTCGTTTTTGCAGTCTTTCTAGCAGGTCTTTTTCATCTTGTTTCATAAATCCGCCTTATAACAATTTTTTTGTTGGCTGTCAGTAATAGGTATTCCGTTATCATCTACCCTAATTAAACATGGAGCTATGTGCGGTGACCAATTCGACTTAAAGCCACACTGACCACATTTGCAGATTGAAAAGTCGTGTTTAGGCTCTTTTTCAAGGGAGTGCTTATACTTTATACCTGAAACAGAGAACCATTCATTACAGTTAGGGCATTTGATATCTGTATGGATACGGGATAAATGTACATTTTTAAAATGATCTTCCAAGTTGCGAATAATCTTCTTCAGCATATTCTCGTAAAATCTAAGCATTCATCGCTCCTTAGTGCAGCTAACAAGCCCGCGCTCAGCCGTCCATTCATGTTTTATCCCAGCGCGCCGGGCCGTCGGTCCGCGTATCGATATGCACAAATGTCGCGTAAAGACCAAACCCATACTGACCAGGATATTTGTCACACAGCCATTTGTAAACCTTGCGTGGATTAGGCACCGGTAAGTCCATCGCCCGGCAGCGTGGATGCTGTGAGTTGTCGTTCGATCCAACAGCGTTTGATCGATTATAAACAAAACATCGCGCAGCGCTGCCGGGCGTAATTGACACACCTACAAACTCTCGTACTTCATCAGCAATGCGCAATGTCTCGATATCCATCGTATCAAGCCCACAACCACATTTACACGCCATTTCATAACGACTAAAATATTTGCTTAAATCACCCATAATTCACCTTAAAATATAACCCCACTGGAAAGCTTATGCAGGTCATCAAACGCGAGCCGAAAACCAGCGGCGTGCTTATGCCCACCGCCACCAAATATTGCCGCAATCTCTGAAACATCAACGCCATCATTAGCAGAGCGCAAACTGAATACCCGGCCTCCTGGCGTATCCCAATAGCAAGCTGCAAATGGCTTACCTTCGCCCATGATGTGGCCAGCGTCTGAGCTCCAGAAGTAAGGCGCATTCAGAATTGGAACCTCGTGCCCAGCTATAGTGTCGGTATAAGCCGCTGCTGCGATAAATTCCTCAATGTCTTTAAAGTGCTTGCGCTCAATGGCTTTTCCATCTTCGCGCAACTTCTTAGGATCGGCGCATAGTAGCTGTTCCCATATTTCAAATTCGTATGGGTAAGAAAAAACACAGACTTGAATTTCGCGAGTGCCTTTTAGCTTGAATTCCCATAAATAGCGACCCTGAATGTGCAGCAACAGTTGTGGTATGGGTTCACCTGGGTGAAAGTATTCCCACGCCATAACAGCGCCGCTTTTACTCATATCAAAGTGAGCTTCTACGTTGTCTGACAAATCAACTAAGTCAGATTCGGCGCTCTTGTGGTGGTCGATAATTAATATGCTCTTGGCTTTGGCTGCCATCCCAACGAGTACGTCACGCTTGTATGAGAAATCAACCAGTATCACCTCGCGGTCTGTTACGTCTGGCGGAGGATCTTGGTGAACGCCTGGGTGGAAGTCAACATTGTGGCTACCTAAAGCAGTTCTAATTACGGTAGCAGCACCAAAACCATCAGCGCAGTTTCCGTGGTAAATGCAAAGTTTCTTCATTTTTTATCCCTGTTCTAACTAAATTATTAAGACGCAACATCACGTAGGTCTGCTGACTCTCACTCGTTTAACTAAATCTACGTACTCATTCTTGTGCGAGACTGTCGGTAACCCGCGATGTTTTATATCAGCTATTGTATCAGCCAGTCTCAGCAGCATTTTGCGATGCCTGGCCATGCACTTTTCACATACGTCGATTGATGGCGTATGCGGATCGTGAGTGGCAATATTGACGATATACGGTTTTCTACCGCAAATCGAACTTACCCTCTTTTGTCCATGCTTTATTGTCAAATAAGGTTGTTTTAGATGTTTTGTTGCAATCTCTTTCATCTATTCAGCAACCTTAAGTATGCGCCCATGTTATTAAGCATTGTGTGACACTGCAACCCAACAACAACAGTTTTTACCAAGGAGTTGCCGCTCCAATTCGATTTAGCTAGTGTCGGGCGCATACTTAAAGTTACTGTAGTCAAGTTATTTCCATTATTATTTTAATTTTTACATTTTTTAAAAATTTAACTGATTCGCCGCAATCGTTACCGTTATCATAACGATATAACGACATATCATCTTGCTCGTATGTGTCGTTAGGTATAATGCCCAATAATGAGTACACCTGATCCAGGTGATATCGATCCCCTGCAGTAAATTTATATGTTTTTTGTTTCTGGTATTTCATCGGTATCCCTAACAAAACTACCCACCAACAGCCGCTAAAACTGCATTAGCAATCTGTCCTGATTTACTGTTGTCAGTTTGATCAAGGTAGACATAATAACTGCCTTCTTCTCTCACGCCTTGGATGACGCCCTTATTGATACGATTTTTTAGCGTATTTATACAGGGACCGTCACCCATGGGGTAAACGAGTTCGAGGTATGTTTTTAATGTTATTCGTTGGCGTAGCATGATTTTTGCCGGTTATTAAAATGGAATATGGTCTATATTGTAATTAACTTGCTCATACTGAAAGCTTTCACTGAGCCACTGGGAATAATATGCAGCTTTTTCGGCGTCACGTTTTCTTTCTTCATCGCCATGTTTGTGCATCATCCTGCATTGATATTTCAGCGCATTTCCCAGCAGATAACCTTGGTATTGCTCTGGCGTCAGTTTCGCTTTGATGATGTCGATTGTTTCTATACCGCCTGCATCGTAATACGTTGATTTTTGATCTTTAGCCATTTTTGCCTCTATGCGTTGTGGTGTGATTTATTCCTATTCCCGGATAATCATAACCACAAGAAATATCATCAATGGTGTACGCCAGGAACATGACCACCAAAATTATGGCCATGATTAACAATTTATCAATCGTGCTGTCGTTGCTGCTCATGTTAGCTGCCTGGTTTTTCGTTGCAGCGCTAGCTGATGCTGCTGAATTGCTAGCAGCGCCCTGGATGGTCTACCCTGGAATTCCATTGCTGCCGTATGCGCAAACATGAGCGTCCAAATAGCGGCAATGGTGATAATGCACATTACCGAGACCACATCAGAAAATAAAAAAATCATGTTGATCCCTCCGTTAAAGTTCGCCTTCAAATGCTACGGTTTCGCAATTTTTTTCAATGTCGGCTTTGATTTCATTAAATGCGGTTTCGATTACTTTGTGGGTTCTGATTAGTTCGTACCACATTGATAATTCACCACTGTCGCTAATGCGGTAGCGCAGGCGCGCGTCAATTTTGTACGTTTTTGCATTTAAAAATGGCGATATGCCCAAGTGAAATATTTCTGGTATATCGATTTTTCCGGTGTTTTGGCCTTGTGATGATCCGCGTATTTCTTCCTTGTACATTAGCTGGACCTGGCCGTTTTGCAGAACGATATCGCTTTCAAAATTGGCGCGTTTATGGGCCTTGAAGTTTAATGCTATTTCCAGCATTTGCGCGGCGCTCGGGGCGTCGTTGGGTATGTTGTCGTCCTCTGGTCCGGCGATATCCAGAAGGTTGTCTTCAATAAAATGAGAAAACTCGACCTGGGAAAATGGTTTTTTGTTGCGTTCAGTCCAGATTTCCCACTCTAGAGATTTAGGAAACGAAAATCGTGCTTTATGCTTTAACCATTGCGGTTTATTTTTATTGGCGGCGCTATGATGATAATCAAACACCGCGGTGAAGCATGGTGACTTCCCGCCTGAACAAAATATCACGCTGTTTTCAGCGCGGTGACGTAGCCAATATCGTATAAAGCTATTGGCATCTTGCAATATTGGGTGCTCGTTTATGCGCTCTGGCGTGTCTCTAACGCGCAGGTGACCGACATCTTCCAGCTGGCAATCTTTGGGAACGATTGCGAAGGGCTCAAACCCTTCTGTATTCTTGATATCCAAGGCTCTGGTTGTCAGGTTTTCAATTTGTTTTGATTGCGATTTTTCTTCCATTGCATTTCCTTGATAGTCGTTATCGGTTATTTAGAATAAAAAATAGTGAACTGACAGCATGTTTATATCGCCGTCGCTAACATGTAGGCCGTTATCTGTGGTAGAGCTGTGCATCAATTGCACTCGCCATTTTTTTGATGTGTATTCCGCGCCAAGTTGTGCTTGCCATGAGTTTCTGTACTTGCCGCCATTAACCGGTTTTTGATTAAACGGTGCAGCCGGGCCTTTGTCGTAGCCGCCACCGATAAACACGTTTAATTTTCCAGCTATTGCCGGGCTGGCGCTTATTGCGCATAGCGATATCATGACGACCATAAGCCGCAGCGCGTTTAAATAGTGTTTTAATGTGCAGTTTTTCATGGTGGCGGCACCGTTTGTGTTAGTCGTTAACGTCGGCAATTTTGCGTTTTGGTTCGTCAATGGCGGTTAGTGGTAATTTTCCCTGGCGCGGGTTGTCGCGCTGCAGGTTGTTGTCTGGCGTTACAAAAAAGATGGATTTACCGCGCGACATTTCAGGCACTTTGCTTTTCATTTCAGGCACTTTGCTTTTCACTTTGGCGCTGATGGATACTTGGCCTTTGGTTTCCAGTTTGTATTTTAGGGTGATGGTTATCTCACCCTGTTGCATTGTCTCGATGACAGACGACACAACCGCCTGCTGTTTGTATGACAGCTCGTCGATTAAGTGCCCGTGCTCAATGTCGCGGATGGTGTCTAAAAACGGTCTAACGGGTTTTGTATTGTCCATACTTTATCCTTTCTGGTTAGTTCGCCAGCTGCCATGCAGTATAATATTGCAGGATTTCTGGTATTCGGTTTGTGTCGCTGATTTAGTGGGTTGTTCACCATCATCGCTGACGGCTGCTTTAACTGGTTTTGCAATTTTTGGCGCAATGTTTTCTCTAAGAAACTCAACGCCCTTTGGTGTTACTGCTGTTCGGCGATATGTGCGACGAAAAACACGCCCTTGGATTTCGTTGCAGTATTCGCCGGTAAAGATCGTAAAATAACCGCAATCAATGAAGCACTGAAAAGGTAAATTATCTTTTCCAATGATTCGTTGTTTTCTTAAATACCTAAACAGCAACACAGATCCAACGTTTAGTTGTTTTGATACCTCCTGTAATGTGGGTGGTTTGCGCATGTTAATTCCCGATCGCAGTACGAATTTTGTCGGTTAGCGCTGCATTTATGGTTGTTTTTTCCCGCAGCATTAATAATGCGCCACTAACACCAGTTGGCACGTTTGGCGTAGCGTTGCGCAATCGCTTGGTTAGCCTTTCTATATGCCCGATAGCATCAAGGTCTTTTTTAAGAAGCATATCCAGGTATTCGCATTCCTGTAGTGTTAGCTCTATTGCGTCTGGCTTCATGTCTGCCCCTTACAGCAAACGCAGTTTAGGTGTGCGTTTTTCCTTTGAGTCCGCCATGTTTTGCGGTGATGTCTTTGGTTTAAGAATTAACACCTCATTATTGATTGGGTTGCTATAAACACGGCAATTAATAGCGTCCGCCATTTTTTGCAAATCAGCCGCCGTGGTTTCGTCGGGTAAAATTAATATCATTTTCGTGTCTCCAATTTCGATTATGATGCGTTTTTTGTGGGGGCGGTCATTCGTGCCGCGATGTGTGAATGACCCAAAAAATAGCGCTAACAATAGCCCCACAACCACCATCAGCGCGATACCGAGTAATAAACTGTCGAGTGCGTCTAATCCCATTATTTTCCCCTAGAGACCATCTAACAGCGATGCTAAAAATTGCGATAACTCTGGGTCGTCTCGTTTTAAATAACCGCTACTAAAAACGATTCGGTGGCGTAGGGCGGTGAGCTTTCGACACATATTAACGCCGTGGTTGGGGTGATCTTCCACCGCGCTCACGTCAACGGGTATTATGTCGGTGAGCTTGTCGAGCAAGCCCGGTGGTCTTTCATTCATTCGTGTGCCCTCTGTTGGTAGGTGCTGTTGAACTGTTCGGTGCAGTGGCGAGTAATGCTCAGCAACTCAAACACGGTAAGTTCACCGATTAATTTTTCAGTTCGGTTGATCGCGTCCGTGAACAATCGTGTGTATGCTGCGTTACAACCGGCGTTTAGCCCGATTTCCTGGCATGCTGATATGATGTCGAATTGTGTGTTGACCGTATTCATTAGCATGCCTGTTTTTTCAGAAACATTGGCAGTTCGTCGCTGTGCGGGCGCCTGGCTGTTAGTGCTCGCAAGCGCTTTACTGATGCATGTAGATTCCTGGCGATTTCCAGCGCTTGGATTCGCTTTTCGTGGATGGTTCTGGGTGACGAAAAGTTAATATTTTGTATCATTTCCATAATCCAATTTTGATTAGATGTATTAAATACTACACCATGTATTAATTATGTCAATACTAAATGTATTATTATTTAATTTAACCTGCAAATTCTTAACTTGTTGAATTAATTGGTAAATGTAATGTTAGTAATGGGGGGGCGCGGTGGGTTACTAATAAATTTTTGGTTGTTTTGTTTGTGACGCTGAGCGTATTAGCTATACTGATGTGATGTTATATAAAAATAATCTACCGAACAACGGACAATAAAGGGGTGGGGTCTTGGCGAATAATCACGCTATTTTTAACCAAAATCACTGTTGCGAAGAGGGGCATCAAGCGACTTTAAAATCTAAATCGGTGCACGATATCTTTTCAGGTTTATATGAGTCGCTATCATTTATGCAGAACTGCTTTGGCGTTGCTGTAGCATCTGACCAGGGGTTATTACCGGGCCACCTGCTGAATGGCAGGGAAATTACTGAAGAGTTAAACAGGCAAGGTTTTGGTAAATCGTCAGACCATTTAAAGCTTTTGGATGAGCTGGCCGAACAGTTGAATATTGATACGCGCCAACAATCAATTCAGATAGACGGATAAAGAAACCGCAAGTGCTGCTCCGTCAATATCAACGTCTGGAATGAGCGAATTACCATCGAACGATAACGATGTGTAATTGAATCCAGTATCAATTGACATGCTGTCTGTTAAAAAATGATTGATATTTAACCCTAGCGACCATCCGTCGCCATCGACTTCAGTTGTTATGTCGCCGTTTCCTGTTTCTATTTTTCCAAATACCGCGGCGCCTGAAAAGCTGAAATTTGTGGATTCTGTGACGCTATGGGAGAATATAAAGGCGGGTCCGATAAGGTTGGATTTTGTTTTCTCTACGTCCTGCCCCTGTGTTGATTTTTCGTTTTCATACAACCAAGTTCCGCCTATACCGACATTTTTTGATAAATAGTAAAATCCAAACAGGTCTATCCCAGATTTATCTGTCTTTGTGTCCGTCTCGCCTGGCGTTTTTAGTACTGATGATCCAACTCTAAATTCTGACCCAGCAGAGAAACTTACTGTGCCGCGCTCAATTTCTCTGGCTGATGCGCTTTCAGTAGGACAAATAATCAATATGATCAAAGCAGTTGCGAGAGCGGTAATTTGGTTTTCATTTTTCATTGGTGCACCTTTATTTTTTAATCGATTCTTGTTGTGATTTTATAAGCCCGTCGATCATACCGATAATATATCTTCGATTGCTGGACGACAGTCGGTCCCACGCCTCTATGACGTACTTACCGTCACAATCCAGCGGCTTTATGCCGTATAGCAGTTCGGCGGGGTGCAGTTTCAACGCTTTTGCTAATTTCTCATACTGATCGAGATTATCGGGTGAGCGCTTGCCAGTTTTCCAGTGCCCGATTGTACCCTGGGTCACACCTAAAATTTCACCCAGGCGTTCTTGAGTCAGTTTTTCGCTACGTTTTAATTGTTCTAATCGCTTTATAAAGCGTGAGCGCCAATCAAGTTTATTCATCCGCATATTTTGATTCTGTTCTTGCCGTTATAAAAGTGACTGAACGTATTATTATGCTTGACAAAATAAATACGTAGTGTATTGTTTTATAATGAATCCATTGCGAGAATTTCGAAAATCGAAGAATCTTACGCAGCTACAACTTGCAAATATGCTGGGTGTTACCCAGGGCTATATCACTCACGTGGAAAGTGGGCGTAGAAAAGTATCTGCAAGAAAGGCTGTGGAGTTCGAGGCAAAAACAGGTGGTGAGCTAAACAGCGGCGATCTTTTAAGGGCGCTATTTAATGGTGAGCTATGTAAACCGAAGTGATGCATGTAATTTCGTCCGTTAATTTTGCTTGTATCCGTTTAAGCGACGATATCAACCTAAAATAATAAACGCAATCGGCAAATTCTGAAACGTTGTAAGCAAAAGACTGGCAATGGAAAACAACAACAACGAAAAAGTTTCAATTACCTACGTACAAACCAACCTGTTACAGCATGAGCTTAATGATTGCCATGACCGCATATTTGAACTGGAGATTGCCATCAAACAGATTTACTCAATCGCTGGTGAAGATGACGACATTGCACGCATCGTTAATGATGTGATGCATGAATATAGTGAGATGCACTGATGCCGGCGCTAAATTTCATGGCGTGTTTTGCGGATCGTATTCAGTCGTTCAAAAAACGGCAAACCATTCGCGCTTATCGAAAACGGCCTTTCCGGGTTGGGGATACGCTCTATTTGTATACCGGGATGCGCTCACCCAGTTGCCTAAAACTGGGCCAGGCAGTTGCAAAATCGGTGGATCAGATATTTATTGATGACGACGTGGTGAATGTTAATTGTGAAACACTGAATGGTCACCAGGTTCATGCGTTGGCGGTTTCCGATGGCTTTGATGGTGTTTGCGAATTCAAGGCGTTTTTTAAAAAAACACACGGGCTACCGTTTATAGGTCAGTTAATTAAATGGTGATTTATGGATGCGAATAATATTTTATTTGAGTGCCGTGAAATCGGTCTGGATATTGACAACGTAATTATCGATGGTGGTTGGCATTATGTGCCCATCGAGGGCAAGTCGAAATCAAAAAAACGCGGCTCTTATATCCTTACTGAGCAAGTGTTGCGTAACAACAATGTTGTGGTGCTGGGGGTGGCGTGTAATCACGCCACCGGCCAGCGCGTTACGTTTGATTTGTCGGATATTAAGACGGAATTATCGCAGCAGGAAATGGCTGAAGCGCGTCAAAAAATAGAATTAGCCAGGCGCGAGGCTGTTAAACAGCGTGCGGCGCTGGCCGAGGAAACGGCGCAGCGCGCACAAACAATCTGGGAGGGGTTGCCGGAAGGTGGTTCGTCTGATTATTTAACGCGCAAGAAGGTCCGGAATTTCGGTATACGGTTTACGCGTGGTTCCATTGCTGTGCCGGTGCGTGATGTTGATGGAAAGTTGTGGGGTTTGCAGTTTATCGACGGTTTGGGTGGTAAGAAGTTCCTAACCGGCACATCAAAAAAGGGCCGGTTTCATTTGATTGGTGAAATAACCGGCGAAACCAATAAAATATTAATTACGGAAGGTTATGCGACCGGCGCTACGATGCACATGGCAATGCGGTGGCCGGTAGTGGTGGCGTTTGATGCGGGCAATCTTAAACCAGTTGCCGAAGCGCTCGCGGAAAAATACAGCAATGCACGTCTTATAATCTGCGCGGACAACGACGCGCACACTAATGGCAATCCAGGATTGACAAAAGGGAAAGAGGCGGCAACGGCCGTGGGTGGTCAGGTTTTTTATCCTGATTTTTCGCAGGCTCGCCGTTGATGTCGGAAACTGATAGTAAGTTCACCGATTGGAATGATTTACATTGTTGTTTCGGTATTGATGAGGTCAGGCGTCAATTTACCGAGGGGTTAAACAGCGGTAACGCTGATAATGACACTGTACAGCGCGAGCTTGATTCAAGTACGGCGCCTGAGTCTTCGGATGGCTGGAATAGTCAATGGCAGCTGGATCTACGCAGAAATGAGAAGGGTGGCATATTGCCATGGTCCTTCAATGTTGCGCTAATCCTGGAAAATGACGCCGAATTTCGCGAAAAACTGGCGTATTGCGATTTTTCGTATCGGGTTATTAAGCGCCAACCCACGATTGGGCGCTGTACTGCCGGTGAGTGGGAGGATGCCGACAAGTCGATTTTGTCGGTGTGGTTGGGAGAGAAGCATTATTTTAATCCGTCTGAAAAAGCCATCATTGATGCGGTGGTTAAGGTGTCTCGGGATAGGCGCTTTCATCCAGTACGCGAATACCTTGGTGCTCTAGAATGGGATGGCATAGATAGGCTTGATCATTGGTTGGTGGACGCCCTGGGTGCCAGGGTGGAGTTGTTGGCGGATGACATCGCCGCGGATAATAATTATCTCGCGGTTGTCGGCCGCAAATTTTTAATCGGTGCGGTGGCTCGCGTGATGCGGCCGCCAGTTAAGATGGATAATGTTCTGATTCTTGAGGGCCGGCAGGGGCGCGGTAAGTCCAGCGTTGTTAAAGCGCTGTTCGGCGAATGGTATTCTGATGCACCCATGCCATTGGGTGATAAGGACGCATATCAGAACATCCAGGGCGTCTGGGGCGCTGAATTGCCAGAGTTAGATAGTTTTAATAAAGCCGAAAGTACAACAGCAAAAGCGTTTTTCTCGCAAACACGGGATCGATACCGGCCTAGTTATGGGCATGCGTCGCAGGATTTCCCGCGCCAGGTGGTTTTCGTTGGTACCACCAACCAAGACGAATACCTAAAAGATTATACCGGTAACCGGCGCTATTGGCCGGTGCGGTGTTATGCCGTCAATCCGGCGTTCGTCATTGAGCAGCGTGATCAATTGTGGGCAGAGGCGATGCATCGTTTTAACGCTGGTGAACAGTGGTGGCCAGCCGACAACGAACGCGCTCAGATTGAACGTGAGCAAGACTCACGGCTGCAAATTGATCCGTGGCAGTATCCTATTGAGGATTACTTACACAGCATTACGGCGGATTACGTGACGTCTGACATGATACTTAATGCGGCACTGAAGAAAGATAACGCTCACATTACCCGGGCTGACCAGAATCGTATTGCGCCAATTTTAAAACAAATTGGCTGGAACAAGAAACGCCGTATAGTTTTAATCGGTAATAAAAAGAGCCAACGGCACGTTTATGAACGGCCTGCAGGGTGGGCGGTAGTAACACCAACCCAGGTTGATCTTGATGATAATAGCGATTTTAACTTACCAAATGAGTGATTTATGAGCATTTTTAGTCAACCTTGCCAACCCTTGCCAACCTCAAATGCCGTAGGTTGGCAAGCGCAAAGCCAGCTGTGGTGCGGTTCTACAGCGATTTGCCAACCTTGCCAACCTATTCCTCGTGTATACATGTGCGCAGGCGCGCACACACGCACGCGCGCGCGCGCATGTACGTTGTCTATGTTATCTATGTGTGTATATTATTATATATATCAATTAGTTACCCTTGCCAACCTAGGCTTTTTAGGTTGGCAAGGGTTGGCAAGGGTGTGATTTGGTGCGGTGGGCCAAGCGAAATACGTATTATAGCGATTCTCATGCGGGTTATAGGATTTGTGTTTGCCGGGTTAACGGCGCGCCTGTTTATGTAGCCTGGGCGCCAGAATCAAGGAGCGTGGCTATTGGATACTTTAGCGGTGAGCAGGGCGTGAGGATGGCGGTGGATGCGTGTGAGTTACATTATAAATCGAACAGCAGCGGTGAGGTGAAACATGCAGGGCGACAGAAAGCAGGTTAAGATTTATCTGGCAGACTGGGGCGGCTGGGAAAGTTGTCCAATCGGGTTTGTTGATTACCCGTCTGAGGTGCTGAAGATCGTTAATATTTACACGACGTTTTCAGAGCCCGATATTCGTCGCGTAGTCAGGTCAGCTGGTGGCCAGCTGGACGATGCCGATGATGGCGTGTATCAGGCCAGGTTGCGAGAGTACCGGGCTTCACACTACATCACCAATAATTCCACCGTTAGCCGAAAAAAGCCAGAACTGCCCTGGTACGACCAACACCTAAAAATGAATATTTTGCATCAGATCATTGTGGGGCTAAATGATATTGAAAAATATTTGGTGTACGACCGATTTAAACACAAACTGTTGACTGATGCGATCGCAGAAAAACGAAACCGCTCGGCAAAAACACTCGAAGAGCGATACTCGAAAATATACGATGTGATTTCGAGCAAGATTCGAACGCATGCACAGTATCACGATTTGTTTTGTGAGTTATATAAAATAGATCGCCAACACAAACCCTTTAACTTAAGCGATGTGATACGCAAAAGAGCCGCAGAACGAAAACGTGAACAGCAAAAATTAACGAGATACCCAACATTGCACGCTTCACGTGAAACAGGGAAATAATACTAATTTCCCTGTATTTGCATTTATATGCTTGAATCAACCAGGGAATGCTCTATGATTATCATTACTGTGTAAAGTTGTCACTGCAATAACGCCAAACAAATAAGGCGTACTTTCTCTCGTTATCAATGTCAGCCGCCTTGCAGGGCGGCTTTTTTGTGGGCGTAACAAAAAATGAAAATTATAGTGTTGTTGTTATCGCTGTTGTACAGCGTTAATGTATTTGCGTTGGATTTAACGGTTAGCTGGGATAGTAATCAAGCTGGCGCGCTGCCTGAAAGTTACGAGTGCTTATACAGAGTTGATGCAGCGCCGACCATTAGCTGTGGTGTGGTGCAAACGCAGGCGCCGCAACCGGCGCAATATCAATCTGTAATAACCGTTACGGATCCTGTTGTGACCACCACGTATAACGTCCAGGTTAGGGCATGCCATGCCGTGGAGGGTTGTAGCGCATATAGCAACGTTGTCAGTGAGTCGTTTACTGTGGGTCCGCCTGATGTGCCTGGTGGTGTGCAATTGGTGGTTGGTGCGGCGCCAACATTGATTATTGATAATTCTGACGATGAAGCGATTGGTGTAGGTTCGTGGCAAACATCCACTACCGTTGGTTGGTATGGTCCTGATTCGGTTTATTCAGACCAGCCAGGTGATAGTTACACATACACATCAACGCTTACTGGTAGCCGCATCGTGTCATTGTGGTGGACGGCTCACGTTAATAGATCGACATTAGTCCAGGTGCAAATATACGATGGGCCAACGTTGCTTGATACGCTGACTGTTAACCAGCAGGTCAACGGTGGTCAATGGAATTCGTTGCCTCAATATAATTTTACTGTCGCCGCAATCGTCGTCATCACTGTACCGGCATCCGGCGGTCAAGCAAATGCTGATGCGGTCAGGATACAATGAGCGAGATACTGTTACCAATACCTGGGCATTTTGATATAACAAATCCACCGGGTTTTGGGCTATTTAACTCTAAGCCGCGTATCTTGTTCGATGCTGCAACGGATGAGTTAATGCATTGGACATTCCGCATGCCAGCTGATTACGGCTCAGCGCTGACCGCAAAAATACAATATGCAATGGCGTCAGCAACCAGTGGCAACGTTATTATGGCGGTTGAGGTAATGGCCTTATCCGATGGAGATGCCGCTGCCGTTGATTCTGATAGTTATGATACTGCCAATACATCAGCCGCCACAGCAGTGCCAGGCACAGCCGGATATATTGATGAAATATCAATAACGCTAACAAATGCCGATGGTGTAGCGGCTGGCGACTGGGCCGCTATAAAATTAAGCCGGGATGCGAACAACGCTAGCGATACAGCGGCTGGCGATTTAGAGTTACTTGCTGTTTCGTTGACATACACGGCAGCATAACGCCGTGGCAGTAAAATATAACGAAACGGACCAATGGTATGAATTAGCAGATTCGGCGGCTATGTCGTGCCCTGCTGCATCGCCGTGGTGTTTCGGTATATGGACTCGTGTGGATGATAATTCTGGTTCTTTATTCCAGTATTTATTTAGCAGTGGAAACTTTGCCGTTGCAGATTCGCTGCATTTGTATCTTTCCGAGGCCGGGGAGGGTAACGCCAATAAATGGAGCGCGAGAGTTGAGGCGGCAGCATTGCAAGGCACCAGCGCATACGGCGCCGATGGTAAAAATCGACTTCTGATACTGCAAAATGACGGAACGACATGCTATTTACAGGCATGCGTTTCCGGGGGGTCTGTAGTAACAGAAGCGTCAGTAGCATTTACATCAGCCATAAATAACGGGGCATTTAACATTGGACGCCGGGCTGACGCCAACGCTGATAGGTATTATGGTGGCGTAGCTGGCGAATTTTTCAAAGGTGATTTTTTTCTATCTAATGCCGAGATAGAGGCGCTGGCCTCGGGCATGACAATCTGGCAACTAGGCTATACGCCAGACTGCTACCATCCAATGGTTTCTGCTGAGGCGACTATTTACGATGTAGCTGGCGCGCATAATGGCACGCGCAACGGATCGCCTACAACGGTTGAGGATTTCCCGATTAGCCGGGTTTTGCCTGAGCCGATATTTATCGCCGCATCGGCGTCCGGTGGAGTTACAAAAACTATAACAGATATCGGCTCAGCGTCTGACTCGATCAACTCAATAGCGGTAGGTTTTTCGTTAAATGATATCGGCACAGGTGATGATTCCGCGCCTGGGCCAAGTAACGATTTTTCGCTAGCAGATACCGGTAGTGGCGCTGATCAAATATCCGGGATCAATGTCACGTTTTCCATCACTGATTCAGGGTTAGGCACTGATGCAGTCAGCGTTTTGTCAGCGGTGCTTAAGGCCCTATCAGACCAGGCAACCGGCAGCGATGTAATAAATAATATAGGCGTTAGCGCAACAGTATCAGACAATGGGGCAGGCGTAGATGCGCAACTAATCACTGTCAGTTTATCCGTTATTGATACAGCAACTGGCGATGATGTACTTAACGTAATAAAAACATCACTAAAAGTAATATCGGATATTGGCTCAGGAAATGACGCGCTATCAGTAGAGATTAATGTCCCAGTTTCAGATATTGGCATAGGGTTGGATGCTAGTTCAATTACTACATTAATTTCAATAATTGAAACTGCCATCGGCGTCGATGTTGTTAGCTCATTCGACGCACAAACACAGATCGTAACAATGTATTTAACACTAAAGGCTAGGCGTCTAACGCTTAGTATGGTAAACGGAAAATAGAGCGAGTATTTTAAAATGTTATGCGATAAAGCTAACCACCAAACAAAATGGACAATTCGTAAATTCAAGGCAGTCAATGGTCTATCCAGCGAGCAGGTGTCAAAAAAGCACTTTGCAGGAGAAGCTGGGTTCGATCCGTACGAGACGAAAGAAATCAATGGTAATCTGCTGCTCAATGAGGGTATTGCTGAATTATGGGATCTAGCAATTACAACTGGATCCACTAAATTTGATAATACAAACGCACGGCTTGGCGTTGGTGATTCAGCAACAGCCGCCGCTGCCACGCAGACTGACCTACAAGCCGCAACCAATAAGACGTACAAAGCAATGGAAGCAACATACCCAAGCAGGTCAGCACAAACGGTAACATGGCGCTCTGTTTTTGCTAGCGGTGACGCAAATTATGCGTGGCAGGAATTTGTTGTTGATAACGGCGCAACAGCACTAAAAACGCTAAACCGAAAAGTGAGCGCTCAGGGCACGAAAGCATCCGGACAAACCTGGACGCTGGATCTCGATATAACGTTGTCATAATGTCACTCGAAACAGTAAATGAAGGGACTACTTGCTACATCACCGCAACGTTCAAGGATAAGAATGCGGCAAATGCAGCGCCCGGCAGCGCCCGTTTCAGGGTAGATTGCAAAACTACTGGCGCAGTAGTTGCCGAATGGACGGCTATTGCGTCGCCAACCGCTATACAGGAGATAGAAATAGACGCAACACTTAATGTTATGCAGAGCGAATCAAACGTTAACGAGTTGCGCCGAGTGACAGTAGAGGGTACGTACGGAGCCGATGATAAAATCACCGATAAGTATGAATATCAGTTAGTCAACATGGATGGTATCTAGTGAATTTAGATGTGACCGCCGACATTAAAGACGTAACAAAGATGCTGAAAGGGTTGAACACGAAAACTGAAGCGGCGGCATCCAGGGCTTTAAATAAAACAATAGCGAGCGCAAAGACTCAGGCAACGCGTACAATCTCAAAAGAAACAGGTATAAAGCCACAAAAGAAAGTCAGGGAAGTTTTAGTGGTCAGCAAAGCGCGAAGGACAAAATTAGTTGCGGTGCTCGAAGCAAAACCAAGAGTATTTAACCTGATCGAATTCGTATCACCATCGCGCAGAAACTCCAGGTCATTCAGAAAAAATTCCGGCGTGACAGCTAAGGCGTGGGGGAGGTCAAAACTGTATCCTCGAACGTTCGTCGGTCGCGGTAGAAGCAGTGGTAAGATGCTGGTGTTCAAGCGCACATCAAGCAAGCCATCAGTACCAAAAGAAGTGAAAGGACCGAGTGTGCCGCGCTCATTCGTGCAGCGCAAGATACAACAAGCAATCGTTAGGCGCGCAGAAGAACAGTGGTTAAAGAACTACCAACATGAAATCAATAGAGAGATATCCAAGATATAAGCGGGTCCTTTCTGGGATATCCACAACGACGGTACGTAGCGCGCAATATTTTTGCAGATATTTTAGCCTATAGGGGGTTATAGCTGGGTGTGTATTAATGAGTGAATTCGGCGCTTTAGATATCCCGGCTAATCAATCGCTGTTTGGTAGGCTTGTAGGGCTGTCTCAGCCAGCGATAAAGTCCCATATTGACAAGGGCGTGCTTGTTGATAATGGCACGTTGCTAGACTGGTTGCGGCAGCTGCTGACGCATTACAGGGAGCAGGCGGCAGGGCGTAGCGGCGATGACCAAATGAATTTGAGTAGGGCGCGCATTCGCGAAGCAGAGGCAAACGCGCAACTGAAAGAATTGCAATTTTTTAAAGAGGTGGGCGCTTTGGTGCCGCTGGAATCTATCGAGCCAACATTAGAGCAATGGGCCGTGGTGGCTCGATCAGAAATAGGGTATGCGGTTGATAAAATTATTACGGGGATTCATAGCCAGCATAATATTGAGGTTGACCAGGGGTTGATTGATGCAGCATTACAAAATGCATTCAACGCTATTTCGGACTACCCAAAAAACCTGGTTGAAGTTGGTGGCGAAAGTGGCAACGAAATGGTTGCCACCGAAAAAAGTGCCAACACTGGAGTGGTTAGCCACTAATTATCGATTGCCGGCCGAAGGTGCTGACTTGCCAGGCCCATACAACCCAGATTACGTGCCATATTTGTGGGGCGTGTTCGCCGCGCTTGATGATGAATCGGTTCGCGTCGTCGTCATGATGAAGGCCGCACAAATTGGTTGGACGTTTGGCTTAATCGGCTGGATTAGCAAGCGCGTAGATGTGAGTCCAAGCCCAATGATTGCCGTTTTCCCCAAAGATGGCGACGCACGGAAATTCAGTGACGAGAAATTTACACCATCGGTAAAGGCTTCACCGATAATAAACAGACTGATAAACGTCGAAACCAGCCGCAAGGATGGTAACCGGTCGTTATTTAAAAAATTCGCAGGCGGTTTTTTGTCAATGATGGGCTCGAATTCCATTGGTAACGTTAAGTCAACGCCGACACCGGTCGTCATCATCGAAGAGCCAGACGATACCAACGAAAACATCAAAGAGCAGGGCGATGGCATTCGGTTAGCCAGGGAGCGTTTAAAACGCTGGCGTGATAGCAAATTAGTGCTGGGCGGAACACCATCAATTGCCGGTGTCTCGCGAGTAGAAGAAAACATCCAGCTATCTGACCAGCGCGTATTACCAATTACATGCCATGACTGCGATGAAAAACACCCATTAGATTGGGATAACGTCACATGGATGGATCGTGGCGACAGCGTTGAACATATCGTATACGGAAAAGCTGATCCAGATAGCGCAATTTATAGCTGCCCACATTGCGGCAGTGCGTGGGACGACTGGCAACGCCAACAAAACATATTGAATACCGTAAAAAAATCTGCTGCAGATGGTGATCCATTTTATGGATGGACAGCAACAGCAGAAACAACCGGTGGGGTTGCTGGATTCAAAGAATTAAGCGAGCTTTACGTTTGCATTCCCGGCACAAAATTAGCCGATGTTGTCCGCGATTACCTGGAAGCAGAACACGAAGCCGATAAGGGCGATCAATCCGCGCGAATCGTGTTTGTTAACTCAAAGCTGGCGCGAACTTACGAATACGCCAGCGATGCACCGGAAGTGGAAGCGCTTGAAAGTCGCGCTGAAGATTATCAGGAACTAACGGTGCCAGATGGCGGTTTAGTATTAACAGCCGGCGTTGATGTGCAGCACGACAGATTGGCGGTGACTATTTGGGCGTGGGGCCGCGACGAGGAAATGTTTCTGGTTTACTGGGGCGAACTTTACGCCAAAACCAACGTGAACGATAAAAATGATCCGGTTTGGGTTGAGCTTAACAAATTGTTGTTTACACCAATAAAAAGCGTACATGGTTTTAGTCTCATAACCAGGGGTGTATCAGTTGATTCCGGTGATGGACAGACCAACGATGCTGTATATCACCACGTAAGGAAGTACCAGAGGCAGGGTATGATGGCCACCAAGGGATCAAGCGCAGACTATGGCCAGCGTGAGATTTATAGCCTACCAAAAAAGATAGACCACAAAAATAAAACCAAGGCCAGCAAATACGGGTTGCAGATATACACGATTGGAACCCACAAGGCCAAGGATTTATTGATAGGCGACAAGGGGCGAATCACGCTGACAGGCAGAGGCCCAGGCCGCATGCACTGGTATAAGGGTGTTAGGGCTGATTTTTACGAGCAATTGACAGCGGAAGTAAAAGCACCACATCGAAACATGAGAAACAAGCTTTGCTGGCAACCTAAAAGCGGAGTTCGGCAGGAAGCGCTAGATTGCACCGTTGGCGCGGTACATGCGGCACGAGCCCTTAAGCTGCATATCATGAGCAAGGCGCAATGGGAAGCGCTGGAACGTAAATTAATGCAGCAAGACCTGTTTAGCGACATGATAGAAGCACCGATCAAAAAAGAATCGACGCAAACAAATACACGTCACCGCAAGCGCGGCGGCTTTGTGAATGACTGGAAAAAATGACAGCTACAATTGCAAAAAAAGAACCAACAAACTTTATCTCTGGCGATACTGTTAAATGGACTAAAAATCTAATTAACTACTTACCGAACGATGGTTGGGTATTGACATATGCGCTGGTTTCAGATGGTAACCAGCAAACAATAACTGCCTCAGATAACGGCGATGGTTCACACTTAGTGAATGTCTCAGCTGCAAATACCAGCAACTATAAGATTGGTATTTATTACTGGCAATCGTACGTTACAAAGGCCGGTGAGCGCTATAGTGTTGGTGATGGACGCTTAGAAGTAAAACCTAATTTTGTCAACGACCTTAAGGGTAGGGACTCAAGAAGCCATGTACGCAAGGTGCTTGACTCGCTGGAAGCAACGTTACTTGGGAAGGCCACAAAAGATCAAATGGCCTACACAATTAACGGGTATTCGCTGAACAGAATGGAGCCCGCCGAGTTGATTAAGTGGAAAAATCATTACGAGCTTCTGTATAAAAATGAGGTGTCAGCGGAAAATTCCGACAACGGTGGAAACTCAGCAAGATTGATTAAGGTCAGATTTAATAATGGTTAGCCGCACCATATTGCGCACCATTGTGTCTGGGTTGGCAGCGATTGGCGTTATACGCATCAATAAAGGTGAAAAACTAGGCACAGCTAAACACCAGGCGCATGGCCAGCGTAAATTTTCTGGCGCTCAGCAAACGAGCATAACTAGCGGATGGGCAACGCAGCCAAAACCAATTGATACCGATATACGTGAATCTTTGCGGAAATTACGGGCGAGAGCGCGTCATGAGGCACAAAATAACGATTATGTTAAACGTTTTATATCGCTAGTAAAAATAAATGTAATAGGTTCTCAGGGAATTGTGTTGCGGCCAAGAATACAAGACCCAAATGGAAAGCCCGACAAACTTGCATCAAAGGCAATACTCGATGGATGGCAAGAATGGGGCCGAAAAGGCAGCGCCGAAGTGACCGGCCGGATGTCATGGCGCATGGTATGCCGTTTATATATAGAAACACTGGCGCGTGATGGTGAGGTTCTTATACGAAAGGTTAGGAATTACAAGGGCAACAAATTTAGGTTTTCTCTTCAGTTCCTGGATACAGAATTACTGGACGTTTATCACAACGTTGATTTATCCAACGGGAATACCGTACGCATGAGCGTGGAGCTTAACGAGTGGCGCAAACCAGTCGCGTATTACCTGTTGACGACGAAGCAGACGGCGGATGATTACAGCTATCAAGGGCGGAAATACCAGCGCGTAGATGCAGATGAAATAATACATGAATTTTTACCAGAATGGGTATGGCAAACGCGAGGAATACCGTGGGTAGCAACTGGACTGCTCAGACTAAACATGTTAGCCGGGTACGAAGAAGCGGAACTGGTAGCCAGCCGGGCCGGGGCGTCTAAGTTTGCCGTTTACGAGAAAACCGACGACGAAATGCCATCATCAAACCCCACAAAAGATTTGGAAAAGGATGCAGATGGTAAATTCGTTAGTGATTTTGAATCCGGTACAATTGAAGTCAATCCAGATGGTTATAAACTTAGTCTAATTGACCCTCAACACCCAAATTCCGCCTACAAAGATTTTGTGAAAGCCTGCTTGCGCGGTATCTCGGCAGGCCTGGGCGTGTCTTATAACTCACTGGCCAATGATCTAGAAAACGTTAACTATAACAGCCTGAGAAAGGGCGCGTTAGATGATCAAGATGTCTGGACATCATTGCAAGATTGGGCAATAGAAAGTTTTTGTGATGTTGTCTACCGAGACTGGTTGCATATAGCATTATTAACCGATGAGTTAACGGTTAATGGTCGCCCACTAAAGGCATCGTCAGAAAAAAAATATCAGCGCGTGGGGTGGCAACCAAGGCGTTGGCAATCAGTTGACCCACTAAAAACCATGGCAGCACACGAAAAAGAATTCACTCATAAAGTCCGTAGCCCTCAATCAGTCATCAGAGGAATGGGAGAAGATCCAGACCAGGTGCTGGACGAGTGGCAAGAATGGCAGGACATGCTGGAAGCAAAAGGCATAAAACAGGAAACCGAAAAAACAACAGTATCAGATCAGCCGGGGAATACAGAAGATGCCGACGAAGAAGATGACGACGAAAAAAATCAAAGCAAAGCCGCTGTTTCGCTCAGCATTATTTGAGCGCGGCAGCGCCAATGAAGAAATGCGCACCGCTGAAATTGCATTCTCCAGCGAAGAACCAGTCGACCGCTGGTTTGGGCAAGAAATCCTAGACCATTCACCCAATTCAATCAGGCTGGGCCGCCTGCAGAATGGGGGACCGGTATTGGTAGACCACGATCACCGTGATCACGTCGGTGTTATCGAGTCTGTTTCCGTAGACAAAGACCGCCGGGGGCGGGCAACTGTGCGTTTTGGTAAAAGCGCCAGGGCATCGGAAATATTGCAGGACGTGGTGGATGGTATTCGTACATCGATATCAGTTGGTTACCGCATACACAAAGCAGTACTGGAGGAAACCGGGGACGATCAATCGGATGTATATCGAGTGACCGATTGGGAGCCCTATGAAGTCAGTATGGTTTCTGTACCGGCTGATGCGAGTGTTGGCGTAGACCGTGACATTGGCGACGAATACGAATTTGAATTACAAATAGCAGAAAAGGGAGAGAGGGCAATGCCTGATCCAGTAACCGAACAACCCATAACGCAAACCACCGCAAATAATACTGACAACAGCCAGGCGCGCACCGAGAGCCGCAACAGCGAGCGAACACGCGTGCAAGAAATCCTATCATTGGGTGACCAGTATAGCCAGATCGACCTGGCAAGAGAATTCATTAATACCGATAAAAGTGTTGACGAATTCAGGCGTGCACTACTGGAAACCATGGGGGAGCCTGGCGCCGTACAGGCAGAAACGCCTGATATTGGCATGAGTGAACGCGAAGTAAAACAATTTAGTTTTATGCGCGCTATAAACGCGCTGGCGAATCCAACGGATAGGCGCGCGCAATCGTTGGCTGGTTATGAGTTTGAAATAAGCTCAGCAGCCGCTGAAAAGCTGGGCCGTGATTCGCGGGGCATTACCATCCCTACTGATGTTTTGAGACGGTCGGTAATGGGCGCTATTGGTCGGCGCGATTTGACCGTCGGCACAGCGACAGCAGGCGGTCATACGGTAGCAACCGATTTATTGTCAGGCAGCTTTATCGACTTGCTCAGAAACCGCACGTTGTTGCTGGGCATCAGTACGCTAATGACCGAGCTTAACGGCAATATTGCCATACCTCGCCAGAGCGGAGCAGCAACATCGTACTGGGTCGCAGAATCTGGAGCACCAACCGAGAGTCAGCAAACGTTTGATCAGGTGACGTTATCGCCAAATACGGTGGGTGCGTTCACCGACTTCAGCAGAAAATTAATGCTGCAATCGTCCATTGATGTAGAGGCGTTCATTCGCGGTGACCTGGCCAAAGTATTAGGCTTGGCGATTGATTTAGCTGGGATAAACGGTAGCGGTGCCAGCAATCAACCAACCGGTATTTTAAATGCGTCCGGTATCGGTGATGTTGCCATTGGCACTAACGGTGGAGCTCCTACCTGGGCACACATTGTAGAACTGGAATCGGATGTTGCCAGTTCAAATGCTGACATCGGCAGCTTGCGATACGTTAGCACGGCAGTGATGCGCGGTAAGCTTAAGCAAGTGGAGAAAGCCGCAAATACTGCTCAATTTGTCTGGGATGGCAATGAAATGAACGGCTACCCGGCAGAGGTGACAAATCAAGTTCCAAGCAATCTAGTAAAGGGAACCAGTAGCGATTGTCACGCGATCCTATACGGTAATTTTGCAGATTTGTTAATCGGCATGTGGGGAGGCCTTGATTTAACGGTTGACCCGTACACAAACAGCACCAGCGGAACCGTGCGCGTTGTTGCGTTGCAAGATATGGATATAGCCATTCGACATCCTGAGTCGTTTTCAGCCGTACAGGACGCACGCAACATCTAAGTGATGTTGGCCACAACTAATGCGGCGGCTCTAGTAGTCGCCGCACAACACAACACTACAGAAGAAACAGGGGCGCCAACAATGAAAGTAAAAATGATTCGCGGATCACGGCATGACGGCGAGCCGTTAAAAACCGGAAAAGTCTATGACCTTCCTGAAAAACTCGCCAAACAGTTGCTGTTTTCACAAAAAGCAACGGCTATTGTTGATGAAAAACCAGCCGGAAATAATGACGGTGGTGATGATTCAAACAAGAAACAATAAAAACTAAACAATGTCATTTTCAGATGATTTGGATGATATCTTTGATGATTGGGATGCGTTTTCATACACGGAAAACGCATACCCACACAAATCGTCAAAGACTATCTGTTTAAAGGGTGTATTTGGTTATCAGCACGTAGAAATTAACGGGTTATCGAGCCATTTTCCTACGATCCTAACAAAGACAAGCAACTTACCAAATATTGCAAATAGCGACAACGTGACGATTGATGTGTGCGTTTTAGATGCATCGTTAAACGGAAAAAAATACATTGTCCGAGAATACGAGAGCAGCGGTGATGGACTGACGTTATTAATACTGGAAGATAATAATGGCTGATCATCGTGCAGAACAGATACTGGATGCATTTACGGCGCTGGTAACAGGCCTTACTACCACCGGCGCCAATGTTGTCCGCGACCGGCCTTATAACATCGACGAGAGCATAAGCAGCGCACTATCTGTCTACCAGGGCGATGACACGCCATTTGATAGCGGCTTGGATAATTGGCAACTGGAAGATAAGCAGCTGGATATCAGTGTTGACATCCACGTTAAACAGAGCTCTGAAATACCAATTAGTAAACAGCTTAATCAGATACGCAAAGAAATACATATTGCGCTGATGGCTGACAGGACGCTTGGGCTAAGTTTCGCGCGGAATTTTCTGGCGGGGGTTGCGGAAACCCCTGAAATAGAGGCAGGCGAAAAAGTCACCGCAAAACAAACGTTAAATTTCAGCATTGATTATCGCGCGTCGGTGACTGATCCAAGTTTAGGGGCATAGCAATTTATTTACAACCTATGAGGGCTTACTGATGAGTGAACGACCGAGAAAAACCGTTATCGTCAAAACTGGCGGAAGCTCTGAAGATCAACCAAAAAAAGAAACACCAAAAACAAAACCGGCAAAATAGCCGGTTTTTTTATACCCGCTGTGAAGCGAGCATTCCCAACTAGAAGGAAATTCTAATGGCAGGATCTCTATTGAAAAACAGAGAACTAATACTAGCGAAAATAGAAACCACTGAAAATACAGATGCAGTACCAGTTGCTGGGGTAGATGCCGTTCTGGTTGAAGAAGCCAGTTGGTCGCTGGAAGGGCTTCGCATGGTTGACCGGCCTGTGGTAAAACCTAATCTTTCAAAGGAACAGCAAACATTTGCTGGGGCCCTCAGAAAAGTAACCTTTTCATGCGAAATTAAAGGATCAGGCGCGGCTGGAACGGCGCCAGAGATCGGGCCATTATTGCGAGCATGCGCCATGGGTGAAACCATCGTTGCGTCAACGTCGGTAACGTATGGGTTAGTTTCCACCGGGCATGAAACAATAACCATTTACTATTTTCAAGACGGCCTAAGATACATATTGACCGGATGCAGAGGAAACGTTAATTATTCCATTGAGGCTGGCTCAAAATTAATGGCCAATTTTGAGTTTACAGGCCACAGTGTCGCACCAACTGACGTAACGCTGCCAGCCGCAACGTATGACGCTACCGTACCAGTCGGCTTAATCGGCGTGCCATTTACCGCCAACGGTTATGGGGCAGTGATAAACAATCTAACCGTTGATCTTGGTAACGCCATCGCAACAACTCAAGATATCTCGTCTGTTGATGGCTACGGATGCATTTTAATTACAGGGCGTGATGTACAGGGGTCATTTGACCCAGAACATACCCTGGCAGCAACCCAGGATTGGGAGTCCGCATTAAGGGCTGGCACCTTGGTTGCGCTAACAACCGGCGTGATCGGGTCTGTTGCCGGTAACCGCGTGCAATTCGACCTTGATAAATGTTACTACAGAAACATTACGCCAGCAGACCGGGACGCCGTGAGAACGCTCGACATTCCTTTTGGCTGCACTGAAAATGCCGGTGAAGATGAGTTAACCATGGTGTTTACCTAATGCGCGTCGTAGCAACTGCAAAAATATTGCCAACCTGGGAAAAGCCGTTTGATGATGGCGATTTCGAATTTCTATATAAGCCGCTAAGTGGCGTAGAATTTGAAACGTGCATGCAGTTTATCGAGATATTGCCGGGCGGTGGATGTGCGTATGTTGGTGACGGCCTTTCTCACATATTATCATTTGGCCTTAAAGGCTGGAAAAATTTTAAAGATGCAGACGGCAATGATGTTGAATTTTCGCGCATCACAAAGGAAAACATCGATAGATTGCCATTTGAAATCGTGCGGTATATCACCAACCATATTATTAAAAATAGCCATATTACTGACGACGAGAAAAAAAAATAATTGTCGCCATAGAAATTGGCAGGGCGCCAAAGAAATTCAACTGCAAAAACTGCCCCTGCAAAGGCGCTGGGTTATCAATCGAGCACAATGGACAGGTAATCATCGAAACTCGCGAATGCCTAAGAGATCAGACGGATGGCCAAGCATCTTTTTATATCCAGCTGTACAATCACTATAAAAACGGTTATCTGCCAGACAGTCACGGAATTCTTGAGCAATCCAACGCTTACATAGAAATAATAAATTTAATAGAGTCCTGCTGATATGACGACATCAACCGCGAAATTTAAAATACGGGCCGATGACGAATCAGCCGTTGTTATAAAAAAAGCGCAATCAAACATCCAAAATTTAGGTCGATCAGCGGCAATTATCCAAGGCCCGCTTGGTGGCGTATCAGGCCGTATTTCATCGATCGCATCAGGATTAAGTGTAATGAACCCTGGCGTTTTGGCCAGCGGTGTTGCCTTTGCAGGGTTAACCGTCGTTCTAAAAAGCTCGCTGGATGCCGGTATTTTGTTGGAGCAACAAACACTAAAACTTGAGGCGCTGTTAAGAGCAACCGGTAACGCGTCTGGTTTTACCGCAAAACAGCTTGACGAAATGGCTCGCAGCTTAGGTGAGGCAACGATGGCAAGTGCCAATGGCGCCAGGGATGCAATAGGCGTACTCCTAACGTTTAGATCGGTGTCAGGTGATACATTTACCCGTACGCTAAAGCTGGCACAAGATTTATCGGCCGTAATGGGGCAGGATTTAAAATCATCAACATTGCAATTGGCAAAAGCGCTGGAAGATCCAACGCGCGGATTAAATGCGCTTCGTCGATCAGGTGTTAGTTTTACGCAGTCCGAAAAAGATGTGATTGTTGCGTTAAATGATACAGGACAAGCCGCCGAAGCGCAGGCGCTAATCCTGGATAAACTGCAACAACAGGTTGGCGGTGCAGGCGCAGCGGAAGCCGGTGGTTTGGCCGGCGCAGTTGATACCCTTGGTGAGCGATGGACAAAATTAAAAGAAAATTTTGGGGATTCGTCCGCATTTACTAAAACAACAAATGTACTTAGCCAGCTATTAGATAACATAAATACTGACCTATTCCCCGGCCAAGAACGCCAACTTGGCGCATTGGTCCAGCGCCGCGAAAGGTTAAATGAATTAATCAACCAAGAAGGAATTTTAAGCAAGCTATTTTCCGCCGAAAAGATGGTTAACGCCAAGGAAGAACTCAGCCTGATTAACGAACAAATAAGCCTAATAACCGAAAAAAGAACATTAGAGCAAAAAAGCGAGAACGCCGCCAGAATCGCAGGCGAGCAATCACAAGAACAATCCCGCATACAAAACCAGATTGATAGAAATAATATTGAAATAAAGAAAAAAGAGGCAGAAGTAGAAAAAATAGCCATCAAATTAACGAAAGATCGCAAAAAAGAACAAGAAGCATTAGCGAAAAGCATACAAACCACCGCTGCCAGTGATTTTAAACGAGAACAAAGCGAACTATTGCGGATATTTGAAGCAACCCGCACGCCGCTTGAAAATTACACCAGGGACATTGAGCGCCTTACCGAGCTATGGCGCCAGGGAAAAATAGAATCAGAAACCTATTCTCGCGCCATCAATCAATCAAACGATACATTTACTAATGCGGTAGCTGAGCAGCGTGATAGCGTTGATGTTGCGCCACAATGGGCGGATGCGTGGGAGTCGGCGGGCGGCAGGTTCGCGGTTGGAATTGGCGACGCCGTGGCCACTGCGGTACTTGAGCAGAAGAATTTCGGCGATTTGGCCAGGGCGGTTGCCCGGGGCGCAGTGCAGTCCGTTATTTCCGGGCTTGTCGAGATCGGCATAAGGAAAACTGCGGAATTCGCGCTCGAAAAATCACAACAAGCAGCAGCGCTCACCGCACAAGCAGCGGCAACATCGGCTACTGTGGCATCAAACACCGCTATCGCAGCTAGCGCGGCACCAGCAGCAGCCGCTACATCAATCGCCACTGCCGGTACAAACATCCCAATCGCATTGGCTGGCATCGCCGCCGTTGCCGCATTATCTGCATCATTGTTTTCTGGCGCCAGGGAGCGCGGCGGGCCAGTACAGCCAGGCAGAACTTTCTTGGTCGGTGAGCGCGGGCCAGAGCTGTTTACACCAAATGCCAGCGGCAATATAACGCCGAATAACCAACTGCAACGCCGTCAATCTGGATCAGGCAAGGTCGAAATAACAATAGCACCTCAGTTTAATATTACCGGGGACATCACCCGGGAGACCAAGCGCATAATTCGACAACAGAGCCAGGTTATCGAGGCCATGGCGGTGCGCGGCGTGAGGCAAGCAATGAATGAATCAGGCCGTAGAGCAAATTTTTAATGAGTGGACAATTACCATCATCGCCGAAATTTAAAAAAGTAACGGTAGAATCACGTTATGCGAATGTTTCTGATGTAGCTCAATCAGGTAAAAAGAATTCCCGGCAAGTCGGGGGCCACCTATGGGGGCTAACGCTGACTTATAACAGTGATATGTCTAAAGATGAATTCAGGCCGTTGTGGGCGTTTATTATGTCACAGCAGGGCAGTTATGGTAATTTCACGGTAATCCCGCCTGAAACGGCTTCGCCGCGCGGTGAAGGTGGTGGATCGCCTGTTGTTGGGTTTGTTGACTTGGTATCATCAGGCGATTTTGGGTCGGATACAGGATGGACTGAAGATCTAAACGGTTCGCCTGGTGGCACGACAGTAATTTCAGGGGGCATTCTAACTGTCACGCAAGGGACAAGCTCTGTTTGGATGGGCAGGTATCAGGCCATATCAACCGCTATAGGTCGCGCTTATACCGTAGGTTTTGATATAGTATCGGGTCACGCAACATTAACCAGGGTCGGCGTTAGTTCATCGGCAACTAATCCTGGATCAGGTCCGTTTGAATTGGCTGACGTTGCTGGCGCAGGGGCTGGTCAGTCATTAACATTTAATGCCATATCAGAAACAACTTACATTTGGTGTATCGATGGTCAATCTGCAAGTTCGTCATCAACATTTGATAACATTTCGGTTGTTGGGTCGTCCAATTTAGTCGGCAACGGAACATTTTATGGTGATTTTTGCTGGGCTCAAGATCTGAATTCTTCGTCTGGCGGAAGCACTTCAATTGCTTCTGGGATATTGACAATAACACAGGGCAGCAATTCTGTCTGGATGGGCAGGCGTCAAGCAGTGCTGACAAAAACAGGAGATCAATACACCGTTGTTGGCGACATTATAACCGGCAGTCAAACGCTATCAAGAATTGCGGCTCACCCAACAATAGCTAACCCAGAAAATGGGCCTGATTTAGGTTTCATTGATGGTACTGGAGTAGGTCGGACTTTTACATTCACAGCTGTATCAGAAATTACATATATATGGTGCATCGATGGGCAATCGGCAACAAACATATCAACATTCGACAATATAACTGTCACTCGAAATCCAGATCAGGCGCACAGTTTGATTTTATCAAATGCGACAAAATCGCAGGTTAATTGGTTGCGCGCTGGCGATTTAATTAGTTTTTTGGGGGACTCAAAGGTTTACATAAACACAGATGACGTTAGCACAGAACCTGATGGTGCATGCCACATTACGGTATACCCGGAACTAAACATAATGCCTGCCGATGGAGTCGCCGCAACAGTAAACAATGTTGCATACACAGTATCGCTCGTCGATGACAGTCAAATTTACGATGTAAATCCGCCAATGCTGCATGATTTCGAATTAGACTTAATAGAGTCGTTATGAGCAGAACATTATCGGCTGAAATGCAATCAGCGTTATCTCAGCAACAAATAAAAACATTTTTATTAATACATTTTGCATTTAGCACTGATGTTTATTTGACGACGTGGAGTAGATCAATTGTTTATGGCGGCAATACTTATTTGCCAGGTATCGGAATATTAAAAATATCGTCAATAAAAGAAACGGCAAATGTGCAGCTTAACAGCTTAAATATAACGCTTTCCGGGGCAAATTTGTCTAATGTTTCGGTGGCATTAAGCGAAAACTATATAAACCGGAAAGTTACAATTTTACGCGCAATACTTGATTCGCAACCCCAGGTAATCGCCAGCCCGATACAACATGACTATTATGTAACAAACTTTTCATTTCAAGAAGATCCAAGCGAAGGAACCGCATCCTTAACTTGGGCATTAGCGAGCCACTGGGCTGACTTTGAGCGTGTTGCTGGAAGAAGGTCTAACAACGAAGATCAGCAATATTATTATCCGGGTGATAAAGGTTTAGAATATTCCGGTGATAAAGTGGTGGATTTAAAATGGGGCAGGTCTTAATTAATGGGCAATCCATTTCGTGATATCAAGGACGCAGTACAGGACTTTGGCGAATCTGTTGTTGATGGAATCCAGGATGTAGGCGAGGGAATACTGGATTTAGCTGGTGACGCAATAAGCAACGTGCTGGGAACAGTGCTGGATGTAGATGCGCCAGAAGCACCGGAACCAGAAAAAGGAATTTTATTAAATCTCGATAGCGCAACAAAAAAGATACCGGTAATTTATGGCGAACGACGGACCGGCGGCATTCGCGTTGTACCTGGTTGGGTCTCAGGCACAAACAATGAATATTTGCACATTGTCCTTGTGTTGTGTGAGGGCGAAATTGAATCAATAAACGACGTATATATCAACGATCAAAATACAATTTCCCCTAAATTTAACGGGCTTGTTGATATGACAAAATATACCGGGACAGTGACCCAAGCCGCAGACCCGACAATGATGGCTGCATTTCCGTCACTGTGGACTAGCGCTCATCAATTAAAAGGCTTGGCGTATCTCGCATGTCGTTTTAAATGGGATGAAAACAGAAAGGCTTATTCAGGGTTCCCGCGCATTACATGCGACGTTAAAGGCAAAAAAGTTTATGACCCACGTACAACAACAACGGTATATTCAACTAATCCAGCGCTAGTTATACGTGACTATTTAACAAATACAATTTATGGCCGTGGTTTGACGGCAGCCAATGATGTCGATGACGCAGCAATCATTTCTGCCGCCGATACCTGCGAGGTGCAGCAAACTATAAGCACTACTGATGCAAGCACAGAGGACACTTTTGCAATAAACGGGTCAGTAAACACAGAACGAAAAGTGCTTGATAATATAAAATTATTACTTACAACATGCCGAGGCATTTTGCCGTACGTACAGGGGAAGTACGAGTTAGTAATTAGAGATCAGGGTGTGGGCGTTTTTGATTTTAACAAAACAAACATAATTGGCGGCTGGTCATTTAAAGGTACAAGCAAAACAGACAGGCTTAATTTAGTTAAAGTGCGCTTTGCAAATCCTGCTAAAGATTATCAGGCAGACGTTGCAATAAAAGATTCTGTCACATTTTTGAATGATGATAATGGGCTTGTTCTTGAGAAAGAAATATCAAATCTTTACGAGACAAGCTATTCTCGCGCTTTGCATCGTGCCGAAACAATTCTGAAGGAAAGCCGTGAAAATATAACGGTTGGTTTTGTTTCCACCATTGAGGCATTAAAAGTAAAGGCTGGCAGTATTTGCACAGTAACTCATGATACGCCCGGATGGACGGCTAAAAAATTCCGTGTTGCAAACCTTGATTTAACACAATTTGGTAATGTTGCCGTTGCGTTGGTTGAGCATGAGGATGCGGTTTATGACCGTACCGTTAGCGCGGAACAAACACCGCCTGATAACACTGAATTACCAAACCCTTTCGACGTTTCTGACCCGACAGGATTGGCTATAGATGGGTCTGAGTCGCAAATATTAATAGCTCAGGATAAAACGTTAATTACAAGGGCATTGATAAGCTGGAATTCACCTAACGATATTTTTGTTGTTAGAACAGAGGTTGAGTTCAAAAAATCATCGGATAGCGATTACCGTCCAGGTAATTCAGCGCATGCCAGGACAGGAAATAGTGTTTATATCCAGAATTTAGAGGATAACACAAACTATGATTTCCGAATCAGGCACGTTAACGGTCAGGGCGCTATCAGCGATTGGGTTATCGCCTCAGAATTAATTGAGGGAAAAAGCGCCCCGCCTGGTGATGTTAATTCAATTACCGTGCAACGCCAAGCTGACGGCACGCGTGAGTACTCGTGGGTTTATAGTTCGCCGCCAGTTGACCTTCGTGGCTTTCATTTCCGCTACAAATCAGGAACTGGAGGAACGTGGGCTACTGCTACAGACGTGCCCGGCGGCGAGTTGATAGATGGCGGATTAAGACTATTTGAATCTAACCAGTTAAGCGCAGGCGCTTACACCTTTTTGGTGAAAGCGGTTGACACCACCGGAAATGAGTCAACTAACGCAGTATCAACAGAGGTTACGTTAGGACCTCAAAGACTTGGCACCGCAATTTTGACAGAGGATGCAAAAGCGCTCGGGTGGCCCGGAACGCTTACTCAGGCACGGAAAGAAACAAACGGAAATATCTATGCTGAATCACAATCTACATGGGCCACATTACCCAGTACATGGGACGCATGGACCAGCTGGATCGATAACCCATATTTGTCTGGCGTTCGATATGAGCACACTCAAATCGACTTAGGCGCTATTGTAAATTTTGTAATAAACGACTCAAACACAACAAACGCGACAACAATAACGCGTGAGGCTCGATGGTCCGATGATGCAATTGCATGGTCCGCGTGGACCACCATTACAGGCACAATCCGGAATGGTCGTTATGTCGAATACAGAATAACATTAGCAATTGGTAGCGGATTGATTGAGTTATCCGCGTTAAACATCACTATAAATCAAGGTTAAATTATGGCTTGGCCTACAGTAACAATTGACACAACGGCTATGGATGCGGGCACAGATAATCCAGCAAATGCACGTGCCCAAATAAAGCAAATGGCCGATAACGTCAACGACATGAAAAATGCATCGGCAACGTCAACGCTAGTTGGCCCTGTTGAGCTTGCAACACCCGCTGAAACACAAGCAGGCGCTGACTCCATAAGAGCGGTAACACCGTTTTCGCTCCAAAGCAAAGTATCAAGCACAACGGCAATAGGACTTATTGAGCTAGCCACACAAGCCGAAGCAGACACAGGAACCGATTCCGGGCGGGCTATCGCGCCATCTACTTTACAGGGTAAAGTCAACTTTAAAAAAATGTTCTCTGGCCTTGTTTCTAGCGCTGGCGCTTTGACTCAACCCGCCGCTGGTATATCGGGCTGGTCTTTTTTGAAGTTGTCCCCTGGCAACTATTTGATAACACACAATCTAGGGGCGCTTACTTATTCAGTACAGGCAACATCTAACGGTGGTGCAGCGCCGGTGTGCTCTCTCGGCTCTCATAACACCAATACATTCTCGGTAAATACTCGCGACGTTAGCGGCACACTGACTGATTCTGCTTTTTTCTTTGTTGTAAACACCTATTAATTTTCTTCGCAAAATGATGATTAAAGAAAAAATAATCGGTATAGAATGCAATGCCTAATTTTAAAATAGTAGCAATACCAACAATAATAATGCAGATTATAGTTATATTAATTACGTCGCTCATTAGCGTCGTTAGTTACGTGTATCTGTCAGATAAAAATCGAAGCGTAGAATTCCAAAAGCAAATAGTTAAAGCGCTTAATGATGCAGAAAAAGAAAATAAAATAAATCGTGAAGTGCAGGTGGCCGCACTATTAAATATAACCGCTCAAATGACTCAAGTTACAAGCAATCAAGATTCGCAGAGAAAGTTTTTAGAAAAACAATCAACGTTATCAGCAAAGAATGAAAAAAATATTATTAGATTGTTTGAAATGCAAAACAACGTAATATCAAAGCAGGTGGATAACACAAAGAAGCAAGCGGATAACGCAAAACGGATTGATGACATTGTTTCAAAAATGTCTGACTATTGGTTTATTTTAAACAAGCAAACTAAAGAACTTTCGTCGAAAATTAACAATTGAGGTGACCTATGAACGTATATATCAGAGCCCTTTTAACAGTGGTGGTTGTTTTTGGTGGCGCTTTCTTAGCGGTAGCCACAAATCTGGACCCAAACGCCAAAATTGCAGATATTGGCGAGGTTTCCTGGCTTGTAATGTTAATTACTGGGTTGGTCGCGGGCGCAAATGATCTTAAATCGATGAAGCAGGAACCAAGCGCTATTCCTGGAGCTAAAAAATCATGAAAAAATACTGCTTATTTGTCCCGTTAATTGTGTTGCTTGCCGCCATCACTGGCTGTAGCACTTATAATGCCGTGAAACAAATACCGGCGCCTGATAATTTTGAAGAAGCCTTGCTGCTGACTCATGGGCAGATTAGAGCGGCGCGTAATATGACCGTATTTGCATTACACAACGGCGTTATACCGATTTCCAGGGCGGAAAAAGTTGATGAGGAAACTCGCAAGGCTGAGGCCGTCATCAACGATATCCGCTCAGCCTACAAGCTCGCTAGTGGCGATTTAAGTCAATGCAAAATTGTATACGCGGGCGCTGAACTACCGTGCGAATCAGAGCAGGATCGAATTTTAATGTTACTTCTTACCCTGCAAAATGAACTGAGGCCAAAATAATGAACGATAAAACAGAACTTGAGATTGCCATATTTTTATTAGTCGGCGATAAACTGCTAGCTAACGAAATAAATTACATTGCGGATGTTGCCAGGCGCGTAAAAGCTAACGAAATTACGATGGACCAAGCTTTCGAGATGATGAAAACAGGTGACAATGATCAGCTTGATCGAGCTATTGCGGCAGCTCGCGAGCAAGCGTGACGCTGCAGGAAATGCTAGAAAACGTCCAGGGAGATTTAAAAATCTCCCATAACGGCGTTGTTGATGGAAAACAGGTTGTTATTATTCATGCGTTTGGTATTAACAGCGAAGCATTGGATTTTGTTGTTGATGGAAATCAGTTAGTTCCGGTCGTATCTATTCGATAAGCTTTCATATCGATTGAAATGAAATTAGTCATGCTTGTTAAGTCGCACCCTTCCACTTCTATTTTATTGAATCCCAATGCGCCGCCGTTAAGTACAATTTTTGCCTGGGTCAT